TCATTGAGCCAGCCCCAGTCGTTGTGGGACTGCTTGCCGAAGATCTCCGACGTCACATACTTGGTGGTCACGCCCTCGGCGGCCTGTTGAACCGACTCAGCGGTCCCCTCGATCTGAGGCGTAATGAGCACGTGCAGCGTGCCGTCCGCCTCATACGCGATGAGGGTGTTCGCGTCGATCTTGCTGGCGGGAACGAGGTTCACCGGGATCTCCTTGCCGCCCTCCCAGAAGGTGGCGTTGGGATCGTCCAGTACCTCAGACGGATCCTCATACTTTTCGCCCACGCGCACGATGCCGGTTACCGTCACGGGATTGTTCTTGACAAACTCATTGTAGGCGGTGAGATCGTAGCCCACGATGCCGATCCGGCTCTCGATATAGCTGGGCTTGGTCACTCCCTCCGCGTCCTCATAGGCGGTGATCTTCGCCACCACCTCCGCTTTGAGCTCGTCTTTGTTCACGCTCGTGGCCTCGGCGTAGGCCGTGACGATGGCGTCGATCTGCGGCTCGGAGAGCTTCGAGAGGTCGATCTTCTCGGCCTGAAGGTACTCGGTTACCATGGCCGCGACATCGGTGGGCTTCAGGCTCGCGGTAGACGCCCCGCCCGTCACCTCCTCATAGGCCAGCACAAACGCGGTGATGCCCTCCGGCGTAAGGCCGTCCGTATTGATTTTTTCCTCTTCCAGGTACTTGGTGATGTATGCGGTGATCTCAGAAGGTTTGAGCGTACTGGTATCTGCGCCGGTTGCCAGTTCCTGATAGGCGTTCACCATGGCGGTCACGTGCTCCGGCGTCAGCCCGGACACATCCGCGCCGGTCACCACCTCGGCATAGGTCTTCACATAGGCCGTTAAGCCCGTCGGCGTGAGCGACGCCGTCGTCGCGCCCTCCGGAATTTCCGTGTATTCGTTGATGAACGCCGTGACCTTCGGCTGCAGCCGGAGAACCCCTTCGGCCTCGGTGTACCCGTCGATGACCGCCTGGGTGGTGATCGCGCCAGGATTGGTGGCGAATTCCTCCCACCGCGCCTGCGCACCGGTCATATCGAGGTCGGTGGTGATCTTGAGCACTTCCTCGGGCACGGATTCTGAGAAGATGCCGCTTAAGCCCGTCAGCGTGTCCTTATGGTCCTTGACAAACTGCGAAAGCGCCGCGACCTGCTCCATCTGCCCGGACATGTCGATCTCTGGAAAGAACGCCTGGACCTCTTCCTCACTCATGCCGCTGTCCATGAGCGACTGGATCTGCGTCAGCACGCCCAGGTACTCGGTAAGCGCGCCCTCGTCCAGGCCCTCCGACAGAGCGGCCATATCCTCCAGGATCTTGCCCATGGCCTGGGTATCGTTGTTGCCCGCGGCGATGCTGTATTCGCGGAGCTTCTCAGACAGCGTGTCGATACCCGTGCCCGCCGCCTGGATATCCTCCTGATTCCAGACCGGCATGACCAACTCCTGAAGCGTCTTGGCATACTCCTCGGCGGCGGCCTTCCGGTCCTGATTGTACTTGTCGTTGAGGTCGTTCAGCGCCTGCTGCTTCTCCGCGCCGTCACCCATGATCTGAATCAGCGCGTATTCCTTGTCGTACTGCGCGTCCAGCTCCGTGTTGATGGCGGCCATGCCCTCCGCGGCGGCCACCATGGCGCTTTCGTACACCGAAGCATCGGCGTCCGGCTTCCCCCGCGCCTGCGCGCGAGCCACCTCCGCCTGCACCTTCTGAAGGATGGTCTCGAACCCTTCCGGATCGGCGGGCGAGAGCTTGTACTTGACCTCGATGGCCTCCCGCGCGTCGATGAGCTCCTGGAGCCGAACCTTGTCCTTCTCGGTGAAGTTCTTCCCCTTGCGTTTTTTGAGCAGCTTTGCGATTTCCGCGTCCATGGCGTCGAGCTTTGCGATATCCTCTTCAATCTGCGAGGACACGGAGGTGTAGCCCGCCTGCTTGGCGGTTGTGTTCATCTCCTCGAGCTGTGTGCGCGTGGCGTCCGTGAGCGTCTTGAAGGATTCCGTCCACTCGGAGACGATCTCGGTGGTTTCCGTCTTGCCGTCCGACCACACCGCGATGAGGCCGTCCATCCACTCCTTCGAGGTCTGGGCGGTGCGGACGAAATCCTCCTCCGACATGCCGAAGGATGTAAGGCCGCCTTTCCCATAGAAGGTGTCGGCGGCGTTGTTCTTCCAATCCCGCGCCGTCTCGTTCATGCGCTCCAGCGCTTCCCGGACGGCCTTGGCCCCGGACGCGTAGTCGTAGAGCTTGTACGCGCCGTAGATGACCGCGGCGGAGAGCGCCGCCACGGCGAGTTTGGAGGAAAGCAGCGTCTTCGCAAACCCGGAGAACCCGCCGCCCGCGACCTTGACTGCGGCGCTGAATTTGCCGATGCCGAGGCTGACCTTGCCCAGCGCGCCGGTGATCTGGCCTACCGCCGACACCATCTTCCCGATGACCAGAATCGCCGGGCCGACCGCGGCCGCGATGGCCGCGAACTTGATGATGGCCATGCGCTGGGACTGGTCCATGGCGAGGAAGGACGCCAGCATTTCGTTGGCCTTGTCGATCATCTGCTGAAGCGTGGGGTTCATGTCGTCGCCGACCTGCTGCGCAAACAGGAGCGCCGTGTTCTTGAGGTTGATCAGCCGGCTCTTGGTGGTGGCGTAGCGCTTGCCCGCCTCTTCCACCAGCGCCGTGTTCTCCTCCCAGGCGCGATTGGCCGTCACCTGCGTGCTGGCAAACAATTCGGTGGCGTTGGTGGCGCGCATGAGGGTATCGCGGAGCCTGACCTCCTTGATCTCCATATCCTGCAGCGTGACGATGGCCGACGCGCCCGCCTCGTCCATCTTGCTCAACCCAACGATGAACGCCTGGAACGCAGCCGCGGGATCGGAATCCCACAGCGCCTTGAACTGCGAAGCCGTCATACCTGAGACCTTGGCAAAATCATTCAGAGCTTCGCCGCCCGTCTCCGCCGCGACCTCCATCTTGATCAGCGCCTTGGAAAACGCCGAGCCACCCATTTCCGCTTCAATACCCACCGAGGAGAGTGCCGCGGCGAAGCCCAGGATTTGAGCCTCGGTCAACCCCACCTGATGACCCGCCGCCGCCAGGCGCGTCGCCATGGCGACAATGGAGGACTCCGTCGTCGCGTAGTTATTGCCCAGGTCCACCAGCGCCGCGCCGAGCTGATCGAATTGCGACTGGTCCATCCCCGTGATGTTGGCAAACCGGGCGAGCGCGGACGCGGCCTCGGCGGCCACGATGTCCGTGGAGTTCCCCAAGTCGATCATGGTCCTCGTGAACTCCACCAGATAGTCGTTCGCCACGCCCAACTGGCCGGCGACGGCCATGACCTCGGCGATGTCCTCGGAGGACGCCGCCACCTCCGTGGACATCTGCTTGACCGAATCGGACAGCGAATCGAACTCCTGCTCCGTAGCATCCACCGTCTTGCGGACCGAAGCGAAGGCGCTCTCGTAGTCGATGGACGCTTTGAGCGCGGTGGTACCCAGCGCCAGTATGGGCGTGGTGACGACCTTGGTCATCCCCTTGCCCGCCTTGGTCAGCGCCTTGCTCACCGTGTCGCACTTCTTGGAAAATGCCGTCAGCGTCTCGCCCGCCTGTGTCCATCCGGACTGCATGCGGTACAGCTGCTCTGTGAGCTTCTTGATCTCCGCCTCGGTTTCCCGGACGGCGGCCTTGGCGTTGTTGAGGTTCGTCTTGGCGGTGGCGATGGCGTCGGCATTATTCTGGAGCGCCTTGCCGGTGGCCACCAATTGTCCCTCGACCTTTTTTACCTCGGCGCCTGCCGCGGCGTGCTCCTCTTTGAGCCGCTCCAGATTCGCCTTGGCCATGATCGTGGCGGAGTCCGTTTCCCCCAACGTATCCGCGTACTCCCGGTACTTCGCGGAGGCGGCCTCCACTTGCCGCCCGATGCGCTCATATTCGGCACGGGCATCGGTCAGCGAGGCTTTCAGCTTTTCCTGCCGGGCATAGGAGGTTTCCAGCTTGTCGTTCGCCGCCATCAGCGCCCGGGAATACTGCTCCACCGCGCGGTTCTGTTGGGTAAGCTTCTCTCCCAGCATGGAGAGCTTCGATTCCGTGCCCTTGACCGACTTTTCGAACTTGTCGATACCGGCACCGGCCAGCTTAAAGGTGCTCTCCGCCTCCTGAATCTGCTTGTTGATGGTCCGCATATTGCGGGAAAAGTTGTCGCTGTCCAACGACAGCGCCACCACCAACTCGCGCAAAACCTCGCTCACGGAAAACACCTCCCATCAAAAAAGCGCCCCGGAGGACGCTGAATTTCTACTTATTTGCCGTTGCATTCCGGGTGAAATTTGGGTATACTATTGGGGAAAGGAGATGATCCCATGCCTCAGATTCTTCCGATCTCCGACCTGAAGAACTACGGAGAGGTGCTGAGCCATTGCGACAACGGCGCGCCGGTCTATCTCACGAAAAACGGCCGCGGCAAGTATGTGGTGCTGAGCCTCA